ATGCAAAACGTAAATATAGAAAAAGAATTAAAAAGATATGCGTGGGTTTATTTCGTCTCAATTATCCCAATGTCCTTCATAATAAAAATATTACCTAAAGATACTTTTTTCGAAATTCTTTTATCGCTTTTAGTAGTTGTTTTATCATCAATTGGGCTGTCAACAGTTATAATCTATATTCTCTATTTAAAGAATAGGCACAAATAAAAATACCCCCTCATCAGGCCGTATCTTCCTAAAAAGGAGTGAGGGCGTTGTCACCAAAATTATAGCATAAAAAAAACAGGGCAGTCGCAATGACCGCCCTTTTAACACAAAAAGAGTTATTGAACAATCTGCTTGTCCAGAATTAAAAGGTATTCACATAATGTGATGGAGTTTCTCCCCAGAATACTCGTTGCTTATACTGTAACATATTAATGTTAAGTTACACAACTATATTTGCATAAAAAGAGAGCAGCCAATACGGCCGCCCTCTTTTTATAACTATAGGGAAAATACATTATATCATACTTTATTTAATTTGTCCCCATAATTTGCCAACTTTTCCAGTTTTAGCGTCCCACGTTCTAATAGGTAAGTAATAACGTTTACCTTTGTACGTATATCCAATCCAAACATGGCCATCTTGTAACATCAATTCATCATAATCGACATATCCACCTTTTTTAAATGTATATCCAACTGGACAACTTCTAAAAGGCCCCTCTAAACGAGCGATGATATCAGCATTTGCAGTAAATCTAAATTTTTCTTTTTTATATAAAGTCCCATATTCGTTGCGTTTCCATTCTCCTACTTTTGAAGTTTTAGATTTTGCTTTAGGCTTAGATGGTGTTTTACCAGATTTAATTTGGTTCAAGTAATGTTGGACTTTATTCTCAAATTCTGCCCATGTTCCAGTAGCGCGCATTTTGTGTGGACAATCCTTGCCACTGTACCAGTAATGTTGATACATACGATCAATACCCCATCCATATTGATGTAATACGTGAGCCGCATATAAAGCCGCATTATCTTCAGCTTGTTTATAGCGTTCAGACTTTGCACCGCTGTATCCGTTATCCATGGAATAACAAATTTCAATGCCGATGGCTGTTCGGTTACCTGAATTTAAACCAATACCATCGCCAGTATGGAAAGCGTTACGATTGAAAGGAATGGCTTGTACGACTTCTTTATCGTCTACTGCAACATGATAAGATACATAATTACGATTGCCATTCATATAAGCGACTTCATTACGTGCAGTCGCAGTGTTCCCTGTATTGTGAATCGCTAACTTATTAGGTTGCATATAGTACGGTGCTTTATATGGATATAAATACGATGGCGTCCACATATTTACTATTTTGTATCCCATAATGACCCCTCCTCAATATCTGCTTCTAATCCAATAAATTCATCTTTTTCATGATTTTGTAGTTCAATGTTTTCAATTTCCTTTTTAGATACATCGCCGATGCCTTCAAGTTTTTCTGTATCGTTTAAATTCATATTATTTCAGCCCTTTCTCTTTTAAATATTCTTCTTGTTCACGCGCTGACTTTTTAACAATAAATGTGTTCTTCCACACACCATATCCTACTAATGCTAATGGCACGCCAGTGTTTAACACATTAATCCACGCATCTACCGCTTGCGGATTAATCCATTCCGCACTGATTCCGCTAGCTTGTAATGCTAGGTATAATGCACCTACAAAGCCACCTATTAAAGCGATAAATTGTTTAATTTTATCTTCCATATATAATCCTCCTCAAAATAAAAAGCCGACTAAAAGTCGACTTAATTTGATAATATAGTTTGATTATGTTACATTTATTTATAGAAAAAGGACCCACATAAAGTGAGCCCTAGTGAGCCCGTTAAAAAGACGGCAGCCTTTCAGTAAATTAAAAAATAACCATTCTACCTACTCGGTCAAAAGTTGGGAATGGTTATTTTTTATGGTCGTTATTACTGATTAATACTAAGCTTATGATTGAAATTACAACCATCAGCATTTCGAAATCAGACATGCTAGTCCTTTCTAGGAGTAACAACTATAACCATAGGCATCACCCCTTTTTCAAGAGATTAGCCACCATCTATCCAACTTGCTCATTTTTCTATTTTAACACATTTCTATTATTTATATTTATCTTGAATGTAGTATTTTCCTGACAGTTTTATTTTCTTATAATAACTTGCTATAATCGTTGCTTGGTGCGTACACCAGTTAATATCAGTAGCGTATTGGTGTGTGGCAGGTGCTTTAGGATTCCAACGCATACGATAAAGTGTGTTTTGTCCTCTAGCTATATAACCCTCTCTTACAAACTTAGCACCACCAATAATAGCTTTAGCTGGTGTAGTCCAACCGTTATTTCTAGCAAAGTTAATTGCGTTATTCGGGTTCGAATCAAACGCACCTATGCCGAAAAAGTTGTAAATACCGTAAGTCCCACTTGCAAAGTTCGATTTTCCGTTTCCGCTTTCTAAAATCGCATGAGCAATCAAGTAAATCTCGTTTAGCTTATATTTTTTACAAGCGTCAGCGAACGCTTTTCCTTGATTGTGTAACTTCCCTTTTCCGTCCAACAACTGATTTAATTTCGATACTGGAACACCTTGATATTTACCTAAATCCAACATTTGATAACGTTGTGTCGAGTTGTTCCATATCTTGGTGGGGTTCATAGCCTCACTTGTTTTGGCACGACTTGCGCTATACCAACCGCCACCTGTGTTGATTTTTGGAATGACACGCATTTGTTTGTCTAAAGCCTGTTTGAAAGTGTACTTACTCTTTTCGACAGTTATCTTAGGCGAATTAGATGTAACGTTCTTTTCACCCTTTTTAGACTCACTTTGTGCGACGACATCTTTGTTTTTGCCATCTACAACAACTTTAATTTTCGATTTTGTTACTTTTTCTTCGCTTACGTTAGCAAGTAACTTTTCGCGATTTTCATACAAGCCGTTTATCTTCTTGATGAGTTCATCTATTTTTTGTTCAGGTGGAAAACCGTCTTTTACAAAATCCCAATTAGCGTGCTCTTTCAGCGAACGCCATACTTTGTTTTCAATTTTTAAGTTTTTAAGTTTAGGTTCGATGTTATGATTTTTAAATATCTCATAAACTAACATGATAGCTTTTAACTCACTCAAAATGAACGCTTCTTTGTCATCTGAATAGTCACCACATATCTCGATGACTAAATTATTTGGGTCTCCAGGATATTCATACGCTTCATCGCGTGGCGACCACGACGAGATATAATCAATATAGTAATGTGGGTATTCGTTTGAATTGATATATTGATTCCTATCGTTATATAAGTCGCTCACTGAACGCATTGTGTGCGCGTTTTTAATCGTCACACCTTTGACTTTTCCATTGCGCCTTTTCCCCCACGCTACACGATGTTCAAATTTATCCCATGAACCAAAGTCACTGCGTTTGATGGTATAGATAACTTTTGTAACGTCTTTAAACCTCACTGTCGGCTTGTCTGGTTCTTTGTTTGGCTCTGGGTCAATCGCTGGTGGTTTAGGTGTCGATGGGTCACTCGGGTTTGACGTTGCACTTTTTTTATATGGTGGTCTAACAAAGTGAGTTACACCGTTATAGTTATGTTTAATTTTGTATGCAGGCGATCCTGTCCAGTTAGCTGTGTACCAATTTTGATCGCAACTATAAAAATAACTTCTACTTGCTGGACCCACAACAATCGACACATGACCCGGGTTACTACCTGCCCAAACAGCCCAATCACCAGGCAACGGTACAAAAGAAGGTGTGTTACGATATATTTTAAAATCGTTTCCGCGATAATTACTTTTTTGAGCCATCGCATTTGCGTTACCCCAAGTTGTAAAACCCCAGTATTTCTTCAAAATATAGTTAGGTAGGTCCCAACACTGCATTCCATAATAGCCATCTACATCAACACCTTTGCGTCGCTTAGCTAAGTCCAACGCCCAATTTACAACATCTAAAGCAGTTAGTTTACCTGTTTTAGGTAATGACATGACATCACTTCTCTTTCATAAAAATAAGTCGACGCATAAGCGCCGACTTCGTTTTAATTAACGTTTACATTTACCAAACCAAAAACACGCCCAAAAACTGTAACCGAACAACATAGTAATCACCTCCTTTAAACACCAAAAAAGGTACGTAAAATTGCGATTATAATTGTACTTGCGATAGTCCCTATGACACCTAACATCCACATTTTTAATTCTCGAATATTTTTAGCATTCTCTTTTTTATTTTGCTCTTCTTTTAATCTGTCTTTCTTTAACTCTTCGAAAGTTCTATCTAACTTATCATAAACTTTTTCTTGAGTCCGCAGACTATGTTCAATATTATCTAACTTTTTAAACATATCTTTGTCGTTTTCTTCTAGACGCATGATGCGCCATTCGTGCTCGCGTCGTTTCATAAATCCGAACACTATCACACCCGCTTTCTAAAAAACTAAGTCATAGACGTTAAACCTGCGACTCGTATTCAACACCTGTAATCTCTTTGAATTCTTCTTCATTAATACATTCTAGTTCTACAAAACGTTTGATTTGATCATTAGTGTAATAGTTTCTGTCATAAAAATATTTGATGTTGTTAAAACTTGGGAATTTCATATTATTTAACCTCCTTAATTTCTGCAAACGCAAGCATCATTTGAGCTTGCTGTTCTTCTAACATTTTGATTCTATTTTCTTTTTCTGCATTATCAAGTAATGTTTGCGCTAACATTTTCTGTGTTTCTTTAAGTTGATGTGTACTTTCAACGACTGCTACTTGTGTTTCTGCTATCATCATTTCTTGAAGGCTAAGCTCAATCTCCTCGTTTTCGGGCAAACTCTTTTCAAACTCTTCCCTCGTAGAACCAACCCATTCGTTTTTATCTGAGTTAAAATAAAAGGGGCTATAAATCCCCTCTGGTGGTGCTATATCAGTCCAATCCGACTCAGGATACTGATACTCTCCTTCAACATCTCTAAAAACTAAATAAGGTGTGCCGTCGTATAAATAAACTTGTTTAAAATCCATAGTTAACCTCCTTTATAGTGGTATCACAGTATTAATCGGATACCAGTCTGTAGATTTCATTTCAGAAATAGCGAAAGATGCGCGTTCCATCTTTATTTCCCCATTACTCAATACAACCCATCTCGCAGTTGTTGCTACGCCGTTTTTAATTGAAGAATTTTGAGTGAATGAACATGTTGACGTTATTAATTTGGAAATGTTTCCTGGCAATGTAGCGATGACGGTATCATTTGTTGTGATGTTCGAAACTGCTCCTTTTAACTTTAATGTTATATCACCATTGTTATTTACAAGTTTGTAATACGGTATATATGTGCCTCCGTATGATTGAACTCCATTAATGAGGTTCAAAGGTAACCAACCTGTATCTGTTTGTCTATTGTTTATTTGTTCCCAGTCAGACCAAGTATTGTAAAAACGTTTTAACCATATTTGTGTAGAATTGTAAGGTTGAAAGATGATACGTTTTACAATTTCTTCTCTTCGTTCAACTATCGCAAATCCGGCAGTGGAACTAGATCCTGTTATAGGAGTGTCGGTAAAGTAATAATTACCCGCATCAAGATTATGAAGTGTATCAACATCATTCGATAAAGAAATGGTCTGAGCGCTTCCGTCATCATTAGTTAGTTTATGTTTTTGCCAATTAAGCTCTGCTAATTTAAAATCAACCTCAGCGTCACCAATAGGAGCATTGCGCGAGAATTCTTGCATCTTACTATCGATATACTCGAGCGTTTCTTCTTTCTTACTTTCAATAACACCCGTACTCTCTTCGACTTTAGAATTAATAGTAGCTATAGCGCTATTCTTGGTTTGCTCGGTATCTTGCTTTTGCTTTTGATATAAATTAGTCAATTCTGATTGAGCACTTGTGTATAACGATTCAAAACCAGATGTGATTTTTTCTTTTGTCACTTCAAATTGCTGTAGTGCTTGATCGCGTGCATCTCTTACTTGCGTGACGTGGTCGTCTAAATTTTGCAGCGATTCTTTAATCTCTACTACTTCTTTTTCTAAAGCGTTTTTCAAATCATCAAACATTCTAAAGTATTGAACTTTGACCTCACCTTTAACTTGGTTAGGTAAAGCGTCAGCTACATAAAATTCAAACTTACCGAGCGTCGCAACATCTGTATTACCATTTACAGCTAACAAGATTTGTCCTTCAACATTTGTATCTGTTGCAGCTTTCAAGAATTCGTTCGGTACCGTTACCTCAACAATTCCACCGTGCGCATCGTAGATACTTAAATCTAATTGTCCCGACATACTTCCGTTTGATGATTTAAGCCATAAATACCCCACTACATTGACAGGTCCTAGTTGATAGGGAAAACCGTTTTTATGAACTATAAAACGCAATTTAGCTGTATTGCTATCTGTATTATAAAAGCCTATTCTCGTTTCGGAGATAGGCTTGTAGTAAGGTGTATTCTCTTGTTTCAAAACAGCTATTTTATCTAAATTAGACATTATTTAAAACTCCCTTTCGTCACAGGGTGGATATAACAAACTGCAACACCATATCCTTTTTCCATTTCATAAGGTGTCGTAATTTTCATAACGCGATAATAACCATTTTCGTTATCTTTAGTACCTTTACCATTTCTCGAACTAATCCAATCGCCCTCGTCTACCGTATCATCAATAGAAATATATACTTGACCGATAAGCCCTACTACATTCCATTCTGGACGTTCTGAACGCGATTCGTATGCTTCGTTTTCGACATAATCTTCGTCTTCCACCGGAACTTTTACCATTTCAGAATATTCATTCCCCTCGTCATCTTGCCAAGTTTTTAATTGCTCCTCATAAACAATCACGCCGAACTCGTCTCTTTTATATCTATCTTTGTGGTGGAACATTTGGTCTCCCAAGATAATACCTGCCGTTCCTGAAACTACACCTAGCGGAACATCGTTGTGTTGCGCCTTTCTAATATAACGATCCTCTAAAGTAACAATAGTACCATTACGGATAGCGCCACCACTTTCAGATTCGAAATACTCAGCGTAGTCAGCAAAGTTATTACTTGTTGTTAGTTGGCCGGCTGTTTTAATATCACCCGAAGTCGAAGACATATCAATTTTGATGTTAGCCGTACTAGCGCCCTTATCTCCATAACCTAATAAAAAGTGATAATTTCCAGGAGATTTGACGCCGCGACTATTTACGATAGTTTGACAGTAACTGCCTTGTAATGTCTCTGATTCAAGTGAGTTAAGCACTGAAGAACGCGAACCATAAGCATGTGAGTTTACACCTGACCCTGCAACCCAACTTCTATCACTATGCGCATATGAGCCACCTGTCGAAGCAATGAGGGCACTAGATTCCGCTAAAGCTCCACCTCCTGTCGATGCGGCACTTAAACCACCTTTAACGACCGTAGGAACTTTTTTGTATTTTCTTTCTGCAATAGATGCTTGTGTAGCATACCCCTCAGCTTGTACACCTACGATTTCAGCAGTATTGTTATACATTTCAATCGCAATTCCTGTACCGGTTCCGATTAAATTAGCGCCAATGATTTTAGTATCATAAACGCCTGCACCGCCAGAAATACCAATGTTTTTTGATGATTTATAAAGATTGATGTTTGAAAAAGTAATCTTTTTAGGTCTGTTGGCACCACCGTAAATCTTAATATCTGAACTTGACTCAGTAAAACCTTGAACATTAACGCCGTTAAAAACGACATTTTCAGCTCTGTATTGTACTACGACAACCGGTTGTCCTTTAGCCCAACTTTTATCACCTAATGCACTAAAATTGTTTACTTGTACATTACGGTATGCACTGATAACAATTGCACGTGGTGTCGTTTTTGGATATACACCGTTGTATTGTGGATAAACAGACGAGCAGTTATTTAATACTACATTGAACGCCGTTTTAGATTGTGGGTCAGTTGCTTTGTGGTGTCCGATGTGACGAATGTTATATGATCGCGTGTCTCTAATTGATAAATGATTATTAACAAAAATATTCTGCGGTGCACTTGCGGTAGCATGTGCTTTGATTTCTAGTCCGCCATAATTTTTTTCTGTTCTATTGTCTGAAAGAAAAACGAATTGTGAACCATCATCCACTTCAATACCGTTGTTATTTCCCCCACCAATAGGACTATGTGAGTAATTATTAGTGATAAGGATATATCTGCTCCAGTGTGTCGTAATACCATCGTCACCAAATCCATATGTTTCACAATTATCAACATGGACATATTTACTTTCTAACGCTTCACTTGGGCGTACACCGTCGCCACCATAAAAGTATTCGTCGACGCCATAAGTCACATCAATACCATGCAACAAGTTATCATATGACTCGATGTTATAAATGTAACCGTGTTTAACACCTGCAAAGCGTACACCACTGGAAAGTGAACCTCCTGCAGGTTTTAATGTGTCATTTTGACGATGACGATTACCATCAATACTAAAGTTTTCGATAGCGATGTTTTCAGCATTACCGCCCATCGATAAATTTGTTACAACAATTGCGTCGGCAGGTGCATCATCAGCTAATTTAATTGTTGTAATACCTTTACCTTGACCAACAAGGCGTGTGTTGTTAGGTAACCTTAAACCATACACCTTATAAGTACCAGCCGACATTGTAACTTGTACATTTCCCTCGCCAAATGCCTTTTCGAACGCCGCCGTACTATCATTTTGACCTGTTGGATCTGCACCAAATTCGTCAACATTAACAACGCGATTGATTTTGTCGAGTAATTCCTTCAAACCTTTTTTACGCTCGTTCATTTCTCTTAAAAAATCATGTTGGAGTCGTCCCTCTAATGTGTCGTGTTGAATTGCGTCAATGGATACACGGCTTTGACGCACTTCTTGTTGTCCATTACCCAATGCACCTAATACAAGGTGGTCGTTCACTTCGTTTTGGTAACGTAATTCATCACCTACATTTGTTTTCTGACCTTTCTTTGTAAAATGTGTAACGTTGTTTGAATTGTGTGCATCTTTTTCGTCTTTACGATGGTAATCCATGTCATCAGAAAAACCATTTAACCATCGTTCTATTTTTTCGAAATTATTTTCTATCTGTTTAAGTAACTTATCGTTAAAATAAACATCTAACTTTTTTAATAAGTTGATTTTCAAGTTTAAACCTCCTTAGCCTTCAATTGACCGTTAACATCAACAATCAAATTGTATTTTTTACCGTTTTCTCCGGTAATGACTAACCCTTTAGAATTCACCTCTAAAGATTTTAATTTATTAAGTTCAACTTCATTGGTCGATTCGTTCGTGTTAACTTTATCTAACTTCGCTTTATCCTCAGCGCTCATCAAACCATTCATTTGATTAGTAACTAAAGGCATAGCCTCCATGTTAAAGCCGTTACCATTAATCAAGGTTGTGTAGTTTTCTCCGGCATCAATGCTAGATTTGATACCCTCACTAGAGAATAAGACGTCGTAACTACCGTTTTTACCATGTATGCCCAACCCATCATATTTCAGCGCAGTAGACGTTTGTACAACACTACTCATCGACTTAGCGACCGCACTTGTTTGCTTTGTAACGTTTTTGATGGACTTAGCACCTTGATAACCTCCACCAAGGCCATTAGCAAGTGTGGCGGCATTATTTACGCTTGTTTGGTATCTATCGCGACGTCTCAAGTCTCCTAACACTACATCTTGCTTGATAACGTTGTTATATGCGTCTCTGTGCGTCGTTATCTCAATGATACGAACTTTATCATTCACATCGATGACATCGTCTCTCACGGGCACTATATCGCCTATTTTAGGTATAGCAGTCGGAAATTGTTTTCTTAAAACAACAAAGTCTAATGATAGCGATGTTTTAATTGATTGATCTACGATGTATTCTAATTCTCTTTTCATCGTTTCGACACTTGTGATACGTCCGTCAATTTTCGGAGGAGCTTCACGCTTGCCGATTTTATCAGCTAAAGGGTGTGTAAACTCGATGTACAAACTGCCCTCTGTAAACTCCTCATCATCTTCAAAACCACCATAACCACGAATGAATGTGTATGCTTCGCTTGCATCTTCTTCGAGCTTTAAATCGTTTGCGTTCACCTTACTGGATATATAGTAATTAACGACATTGTTCAGAAATGGTGTTAATGTAAATGTTTTGGTTGTTGGGTCGTAACTGTATTCAAGTCCATAACGGTCAAGACCAGCCTTAAACATGTCGTATCGACTGTCACCTTGTCCCGCATTTTCCCAACGCGATGCCGGCACTTTGACCGGTATTTTATACTTGTAACCTGTGCCTTGAAAAACTAATTTAAAGTAATTTTCGACCGTAAAGCTACCAGTGACATTGCTGATAACGCGTGATGTCATTAAGTCATCGAGTTGTTTTTGTCTTGCTGTGATACTCAAAAATTGCTTATTACCTTTACTTTTTCTATCAATAATGGTGATGACATAGACATTTTTATCATCAGGACCACCGACGTTATGAATCGTCCACATTTTTGATATTGATGAAATTAGGTCGTAAGTATTTTCGTTCTCTAAGATATCCAACGACAAACTACCGTCGTCGTTTATCTTTTCTGATAATGTTGTAGGCGCGAATATTGGATATCCCTTACCTATTCTGTTTTTTATCAAGATTGGCAAGATACCACCTACCTGTTATAGAATTTCATGTCAAAGACTATTTTTTGAACTGATTGATTGATATTAAAGTAGTTATAACCATACTTAAAAAACGGCTGTGACAATCGTGTATATTCATCAATTGCTACGCCGTTCCTAAATGTCTGTAATCCGTTGTATTTGATTGTGTCCCCCGCTTTGAGCTTTAGCCCCTCAATCGTCATAACCTCAGAATGTTCAAGATTCCAGCTGAATTTGTCTGTATCCTTACCTAAAACAATTGTTACAGTTCTATCAAAAGTAAATTGATCAATAGGCTGTGTACCGTGATAGAACACATCACCGCTTCTAATGTTAAGGAATGTGTATGTCCGCTTCGAACTTTCTAAAGGCATTTCTATCCGCATGTCACTTGACCACAGGTAAGGAGAATCGAGCTTTTCTAACTGTAAACTACGCCCAATTGATTCGTAATACGGGTTTTCTGCTGTTTCGAAAACCACTTCAATTTCTCCTGTAGTCTTATTTGTATCAAAGTCGCTAATACTCGATAACATCAATTCCAGTTGCATACCACTTGCGTAATTCAAAGGGAATTCAAAGTCAGGTTCGTTAAACCCTTGAAACGGTATTTCGACGATAGACGGTACAAGCTCACGAATAAAAAAACGTCCTTTAAACAAATCTGCTAATTGATTTCGCAAATGGATTGCATGCGCCATCTTATCAACATTGTATTCTATTAAAAGAGTCGCTTTCCGTGATTCCTCAATTGTGGCCGTCTGGAATCTGCCGTTAAGTTTATCGATAGTCTCGAATTGATTATCGCGCTCTAAATCTCCAACATTGAACGATATAACTTTAAGCCTATCAAATGTAAAAGGGTTGTCACTGAGTCTATATGTGTTAAACCCAGAAACAACCTCTATATCTCTATAAATCAAGCAGTATCACCCCGCTTCTATGTGTAATATTCTTTTGAATCCATATCCTTAATGTAAGTTCTGAGAAATTCGGCATCAACGTCATTTTCTACATGGAGGTTAACAATAGGTCTATTGTTTTCTTCGATAGAGTGGCGCACATCGTCGTCAATAAACCCGTTTATGTCACCAACAACCGAATCGATTAATCCTGCTCCATCGAATGATGGAGAAAGTTTTGCATCAAAAGCACTCATAATACCTAACGCGGCGTTCCTACTGGCTTTTGCTGCTTTAGCTGCATATTGTTCAATTCCCATGCCAAGACCTGTCATACTGTCTCTACCTAGTTGCATAAATTTACGTGACGGTGAGTGGCTATCTAACGCGCTTTTTGCTGCGTTCAATGCACTTTTTGCTGCGTTCCATGCAGCTTGTGCTAAATCTTTAGCTTTTTGTACAATTCCGCTAATTAATCCGCCGATAATATCAATACCAGCTTGAACAAAATCTCCTATAAAACTTCTGACAGCATTCAAAGCGTTTTGCATGCCGTTTCTACACTCATTAACTACTTCCCAAAACTTTTGTACAACCGTATTTATAAAGTTGATCATCGCTTGTCTTATCGCATTAACCCAATCAAGTCCTTTTTGAACAATGTAATTATAGGCCGTTAGCATTTTAGTCAAAACAGTATTTGCAACTTCTTGGAACCACTTAAACACTACATTCCATATCGCTATAGCGTAATTTTGGATTGTCTGCCAAACTTCAGACCAACTCGTTGCTGTTTGACCTGTAATTCGAGTGTAAGTGTCAAATAAAAATCGTTGAATTTGATTCCAAATCGACGATAATCCCTGCCATATTGTATCGCTCACGTTAGCAATAGTTGTTTGTAGAGTTTGCCACGCTCCTGAAAAATCACCTGACAAAAATTGAATGAAAGCTGTGAAAAGACCAACAATCCACTGAATCATTCCAGAAATTAGTGCCACTATCGCTGTGAACGTAACAGTAACAACTGTCCATAAACCTTGTATAGCGGTTATAACACCTTCTACAACCGCGATAAACACATTACCTAAAACTTCATTAAAAATATCACCTAATTGTTGTAACAAAGGCATGATAGGTTGAAGTGTTTCTTGAATTTTACTCCATAGGTCATCAAACCATTTTTTGATACCTTCTACCGCTTCTCCTATGCTTTTTTTGATTGTCTCCCAAGCTTCTATAACAGCATTTCTGAAATCTTCATTCGTGTTCCATAAATAAATTATGAAACCAGCCAACGCTAAAATTGCACCTATTGCTATCCAAATAGGTAAGCTGATACCCGCTAACGCACCGCCCAAGATTGGTAATAGCTTCATAAGATTACCGATAGGATTCAGAAGTAATCCAACAGCACCTCTTAGTAAGCCGAACGCACCTTTTAAGATAGTTGACGCTCTTGTAAATTTAATGATGTATTTAATTACATCGAAAAGACTTTTACCGAACAGGCCTTTTAGCATAGTGGATACGAATATAATAGGCGTCAGCAAAGCCCAAAACGCACCACCGAGAATAGTAAGAATTCCAAAGAACCTTGCAACATTCGGGTGATTCTCGAATAACGCTGCCGTGAATTCGGCTATTTTACCGATAAGTTTTAGTAAACCACTTGCGATTGGTGCCATCGCCTTACCAAATGCAACAAGTATACGCACAATATCGCCAATCAGTTTCATAATTACAGGACCATTTTCCTCAACATACTTCACAAACTTTTTAAAGCCCTCTGATTTACCAACCGTTTCAGACCATTCTTTAAATTTATCCGTCATTTTGACAAGCCAATCAAAAATACCTGCACTGTTTTGACCAAAAGCAATCATTAAGTTGCCGATACCTTTAAATACATTACCGAATATCTTGCCTATTTTAGGTAGATTTTCTTTGGTATATTCGATGAACGACTTAATAGCGTTCTGTCCGCCGACACTATTTGCCCAGTTCTGAAAATCAATGCTCATATTTTGTAAACCTTGTGATACCCATTTGAACAATGGCATAAACTGAGTAAAGATGTTAACTAAACCATCACCAAAACGTCCAGCAGCATTGAGTAAGTCGCCGAAAATTTGAACACCAACAGTATTTAACGCTTTAAATGCCGCTTTCGCTGTATTGGATTTATTAACCCAATCCTCAAACTTACGTGCATTACCTTCAACGAGATCAGCCACGCCAGACAAGAAAGGTTTCATTTTGGACAATCCCGAGTTGACACCTCTAATTCCCGCAGCCATTGCGTTAAAAATCTGAGCTTGATTCTGTCTGATGATACCTGTCCATGTGTCCTTGAGTTTTGAGGTAGCGTTATTGAACGCTTGAACCTCTTTTGTTACTGCAAGTGTACCGTCGTTAACCATTTTAATTGCACTGATAGCCATTGCACCAAATGCTACTGCACCTAGTCCAGCAACAGAAAACGCACCAGCTAGACCAATGACGCCACCACCGAGCACGCCTACCGCGTTTAATACCGCGAATAAAGCGGGTACTAATCCAGCAATCACTGGGATAAGCGCTTGGAATGTAGCTATAAGCACACCTTTGATTTGTTGAGCAAATACGGTGCCAAATGAACGTATACGTGTTGCTAAGTGGTCGATTTTACCACTAAAGTCATCTAATGCTCTTCCGCCTGCATGCCAAACATCAGCTATTTTAGCTTTTAGTAAGTCTGTTTTTCTTACATCGTAATCTATTTTTACAGTGTGTTTTCTAAAGGTTTTTAAAATTGCTTTTGTCGTTGTAATAACTCTTTTCAAAGGGGATGCGTCACCATCAATTTCAACAGTATGCTCACGCCATTTTTGAGCCATTGCTTTAGCCCGTGTCAACGCTCGTTGAAACTTACTTGTGTTCGCTTTAATTTCTGTTTCAATCTCGTTTGGCACGGAAGTTTTGGCCAGACGTTGTGCTTTACGTACTCCACGCTCAAAGTTTTTGATAATCGCATTGATACGTGCGTGAAAGTTTTTCTCCATTAGTTACCTCCCTTCTAATTTCCAAAGAACGCTTCTGCTTCTTCAATTTGTTTTTGTCTGATCATTTTACGTTTTTCAATTTCTTTCTGTCTGTCATTTCTAATTTGGATATCATCTTTGAATAAGTTCTCACGGGCTTTTTTTATCTGCTGTATCATAGGTTTTACACCTTTTTTACTTTGTGCCATTGCATTTGCTGTGGCAAGGTGCACATTATGTTCTAACATGTCTAATTCTCGCTCACGTGCGCCTCTTATCCAGTCTTGCCATTCTTTGGGTGTCATTAGATACAATTCATCAGAGCTGATATAACCTAAGTATTGTGCAGTTTTTGAACGTATCTCACTGTAATTTAGTAAGGTTCTTTGCCCGTTAAGGTTACGTAAGTTTCTTTCATATATTTGGCCGCGTTCGCCGCTCCTTCTTTTTCTTCCTGTTTCACCATTTTCGGGCCTTGCGACATCTGGAACCAAAACATTTTGAACTCTTCCTTGAAAAAACCTGATTCCCCCAACACTTGAATAGCACCTTGTAACAATCCAAGTGTAGTACCCTCTTTTTCAATTACATCCTGAATGACTTCTTGAATTTCTTCTTTGGTCGGGCGTTGTTTAAGATGTGCAAGCGCACAGTCCCAAAACTGTACGATAGCAATCGTCTTACGATTTAAAATGCCTTGTAGAATTTCATGGTAACCACTACCAACATTTCCATCTTTATCTTCTTTTGCGTACTTTTCTGCTTGAATGTCAAACATAAATGTACCCTTTGCTTTTAACTTTGCGTCTTTAAACTCTAATTCTGTAATAGGTTCGAATTTTTCTGATTGGAATACGTTATTTTTAGTCATTTAAATACCTCGCAATTTAAATTTGTATAAAAAAATAAGGGTGCTTCAAGCACCCATTTATTACATTACTTCTGAATCTCCTTCTCCTGTTAAAGATGATTCGAAGTTTTTACTTGTAGACTTACGTTCTTCAAGCGTACCAGTGTACTCACCTGGTTTTTCGAATTCAACCGTTGTACCAGCAACAGAAGCGTCTAACCATGATTTAGGTACATCGGTGAACACGCCATCAGCAGTGTTGAACTTAACTTTTAGCGTTACTTCAATTTTATCTTCTTCGTCATCGAATGATTTAGCATAATCTTCAACAACCGTGTAACCAAACGCCGCGTGATAACCATCTTCACGCTTTTTCTTTTCGATTAACCACACTTTAATTTGTTGTAGGTTTTTAATCGCTTTCTTAAATTGCTCTTGACCTTTGTCACCTGGAATATGCCCAAATGTTAAGCTTAATTCTTCGTTAACCGATTGATAAGTATAGTCTGTTTTGCCTGCTACAATCTTCTCAGAAAGCTCAGAAGACACTTTTTCTTCGCCCTCGAGTAAGTCAGATACTAAAACACCCATCATACCTAAAGTGTTGTTAGTAGGCTCACAAACGGCAATATAACTTGTTGCCATATATTTACACCCTTTCCATTTTTGTCTTATGGCGTACTTTATATAACATTCTCAGTACACCATGTTTTGTAAACTGATCTATATCAGTAAATACTTGTGAATTGTCTTTCTTAATCCACTCGACGTCGTAATCGTCAAATGAAATATTTTGCCTTACTGCTATGTCCAAAAAACGTAGCAACTCACGCGCTTCCGCCCCGTTCTCGTACTGACTATAAACATGGAACGTGATAGCAATAATCTCACGCATTCCAGGGGAACGTTCGCTTTCAGTCACGTTAGTTTCACCCACAATGATATATGGGTAATTCACGTCTTTTTGAACGCAATCAAAAACCCTAGCGCCGACTAATTTATCAGTGATAGGGTCATCAATTAAATTATTCATGATTTGGTTGAATAGTAGCGATTCAGCGGATACCCACATATCAACACTCCTAACTGAAATATTGTTCAAACACCTTTCTACCTTCGTCAATGGCAGGATTCCAAAACGGTTGTGCTACTTGTCCGTAGGTTGTGTACCATTCGCCATCGTCACCTTTATAGGACCATGGTATTTTATGTGCACGACTACCGCCTGGTCCTGTTGCATAGATACCTGTACCGTATTCAACGTATATCGCGTATTCTGCTCCAACGCTTATCACGCTAGAAAAACCACCGTCAGTCACTTTGTAATCGATACTTTCTTTCAAATATCCTAAGTCGACGGGTGCTAGGGAGACAGCTGTATTGTAAATGGCTAATGTCGTTTTTAAAATACCTTTTTTAACCCATTGTTCCATTTCTTTTCGATAATCATCTAACTCAGCAACTAAGTCCCAACTGCCATATTTAACTTTTGCCATTTGGAATCTCCTGCAATCGCGTTAAATTGACCTCACGCATTCCACCTTGGTCAACTGGGTAGCCGACAACTTGATATAGCCTATTCTCGTATTTAAACACGTTATTTGCGTTTATTTCGACGTTGTATGGCGTGTAAAGGTTGCGGTCGAATGTTTTGTTCATCTGGTGGAAGTTGAGCGTTTCAGACGTTGTAGGCGTGTCTATAAAGCCGAATATTTCACGTTCTCGAACATACTCGCGCTTTTGATTAGGATATCTACAAACTAATGCCATACGACCGACTTCGATTTTATGAGGATACTCATTCATTGGATCGAACACGTTACCACCTCAATTGTCGTAACGGTCGCAAATGACGATACGTTGATTTGGGTAAATCCGTGACAAATGAATAAGAGACCGTACCCATCGAGCGACTTGAAATATTGCCTGATGTACCATATTTGATACTTTCAGCAATAAACTTTCTAACACCAAAAGGGTACGGCTCTACAAATACCTTATTGCAATATTCTTCCGCTATCCCTTTATAAAACAGTATTAAGGATTGCAATAATTCATCATTACTATCATCACCGATAGGCGTTCGGTTAAGTTGTTTGACTTCTAAAGGTAACATTAAGTAGCACCCTCAATCGCCTTAATCAGGTCAGCCTTTTTCATTGATGAATCAACTTCAACGTTGTATCGGTCTGCGATATCTTTTAATTCGGCCACTTTGTAAGCATTCAAATCAATCTTTACGATAGCAACAATATTACGACGGTTGTTATCTGTCTCTAATTCTTTAATGCGTGCTTCTGACGGCTTGTAATCTGGTCGGGGGTATAATACCCCCACCTCATACAAATAGTTGTCATCTTGACCGTCTTTGAAGCGCTCAATAACTTTATATAACTTCATTTATATCACCCTTTCATTAAAGGACTTCATCTTCGCTATCGCTAGAAACAACTTGACCTTTAGTGATTTTTACCGCTTTAGATTCGTCGTAAAGGTAAGCTACGTAGTGTTTGTCACTGTATAACGCTGTTGTTTTTGTAGACGGGTCGCGGTCTGTTTCTAAGAAGAACTCACGTTTTGTGATTAACTTAACCGCACCTTTTTTAGCCAAGATGGATGTACCTTGTTCAAGTTTGTTTGAACGTACGATAACAGCTCCCAACGCTTCACCAAACGCGCCTTTCACAATGATGTTGTCGCCTAATTCAGTCGCACGCGTAAAGTTTGCAGCTGCATCACCACGTAATTTTCCGGCGTCTAATGGGTTGACGAACAACACCATAGGCTCTAAATCTTCGTCGTTAAACTTGTCAATAGCTGATTGTAAGCCGTTCAACTTAGTAATATCCGCTTCGACAGTTAATTTTGCACCCATCAACGCTTCTAGCACATCATTGTCAACTTTGTTAGCATGCGCTAAACCATGTTGACGTACTTGTTCCCCTTGAGGGTCTCCGTAACCCGAAAGTAATGCCTCATCAGTAATTGATGTACCTTTTGCGACTTTTCGGATTTTAGCTTCACGCTTTTTAGTTTCAAGGATGTCAGTAGGGATTTTTTCACCCTCAGCCACCACTTGTGCGTCACCACTGTAAATAAAAGCCGGGAATGTTAATGTGTCTCCCGGTTGTCCTTTTAATGTGTTGTCAATTTCTGCAAACGATGCAAAACGTAATTTCTTATCTAACTCCGCTTGCATCATAGGCGCTAATACTTCTGGTACCACCTGTGTATTTAACTTTGTCATACCTTGTGCCATATTTTATACCTCTTTCTTTTTTTAGTTTACTAATTTCTCGTACGTTTCTCTGTCGTTTAAATAAAGCTCAGTACGTTGGCTTACACTCATGCTGTCAAACTGCTCTTGTGTAACACCACCTGAAACATTGTCACCTTCGTTAGGTGTACGTCCTGTTGGCTTTTGTTCTGCAAATAAATAAGGTTTAGACTCTTGCAGTGCTTTTACTGCATCTTCTAAACCTTTAACAGTGCCATCTTCTTGAAGTTCAAGGTTACTCTTGTCGAGCATCAAGAGAACATCATTAGCGTCATTTGCATCTTTAGCAACCGCTAATTTGATAGCGTTATTCAGTTGTGTCTCTTCATACTTAGTTTGCCAATCTGCATTTTCTTGTTTGACTTTATCGAGTTCTTTTTGAATCTCGCTTTCGTTTTCCACAGATTTTTCTAAGTTTGCAATTTGTTCATCGCGGTTAGTGATTTCTGCTTTTAAATCTTTAATCTCGGCATTCTTATCATTAAGACGAGAACGTGGTACCATTCCGGATTGAGATTCATCAAAAGCGTCTAAAACTTTCTGTTCATCAACTTCACCGTTTTTAAATTGCTCTAGTAATGATTTTAAATCCATTTAAACTACTCCTTTTTACGAGTTTTACGTGCAACGCCACGAAGAATTTTGTATAAAAAGAAGCAGTTTAACGACGTGCTGAGGTCGAGCATTAGATTGCTAGCTATTTAAAATTAATCACCATTTTTTTAAAATTATTTCTATACTCTTTGAATTTATTGTAGTCTACATCGCCTTCTACTTCTATAAAACAAGTATCAGGACTATAGGAAGCTATAACATCGTAATCTGAACCAAATTCCGATTTCTTTTGCTTCGGTAAAGCATCGTATTTTTCAGCTTTAATAAGCAAGACGTTGTAATCTTCTAAATCAATATTCACTGTATTGCGTTCCATTGTTTAACCACCTTTACGTTTCATCTTCTCCCACTCACGATAGGTCATATGCGGGATTACTTCTGTTGTTCCATCGTCATTACGCACACGCATTACACCAGGTAAGTCATCTTCACCAATGTAATACAATAGCTTACAACGACAGTTAATATTCTCTTTTGCACTGGCTACGCCTACAAATAAATGCGGTGCAGGACCCACGCACCCACTAGATTTAAAGTTGTCGTCTATGCCCACTGATTGACCATCTAAATGACGATGTGTATCACGCGTGCGTGTATCTTTAGTGGCAGACCAACGTTTTTTTATCTTGAATCCGTTGCCTTGTGCTACGTGGGCGCTATCTAATCCGGCTTGTGACATCGCTCTACCAGCTTCTGTACGCGCCACTCGTAACGATTGCGCCATAGCCATACCTAAATCATCACGTAGTGCTTTAGCTATCTTAGAATAGCCCTCACCACTTATAATCCCTTGCGTAATATGGATACGGATACGTTTAAGCACCTCATTGCGATGTTTCTGTAACGTCGGTACTAATCGAATAAACTCAATCGGTTGTTCAATTGCGGTATTAATAACAGATGCAGTAGGGACGTCAAAACGCATAGACGATTGACTAGCCATTTCATACAAATAAAGACTCATCATATACTTCTCAATGTAAGCATTATGTTGAGTCTTTTTTATAGCTTTAGCTACTTGATTGTAATCTTCAGTTAACATTTGTCCTATACGTGCTAACTCTTTGTTTAAGCGATTGTACTTATTAAATTCTGTCCAAGTCACATGAGGGTTGTCTGATTGGTACTTTTCAAACATATCCACCAATTCTTGAGTGATAATTTTCAAACGTTTAGCAAACAACACTTCAAGCGGTTTTTCTGACTTAGCGATAAGTTGTTCAATATATTCATCAATTTGATTCTGATTTGTTATCTTGCGCTCTGTCATTATCGTCACCTTCTAACAGTGGAAGTTGATTGTTAAATTCGATATTATCTTGCTCAATACGTTCCATTTCTGCGACGGGATCATCAACCCACGGGTGGTTAGTGATAACCGTTTCTTTAGATAAGTATTGTGACTGCACACCAATTTGTGATTGTTCAAGTTCGTTCACCATCACATTGAAGTTAAAGCTAATCTCAATGTCATGTACATCGATATTTAATTTGTAAAAATCAATGATGTAACGTAACAACTCTTGCAAAGCAGTAAGTGTTTTGTTTTTTAATTTGCTAGCCTTTAAGTCTAGATTGCTATACATAAACTTGAGTGCAATACCTGATGGGCTGTTACCGAATTTGTCCTGTTGAAAATCGACACCTTGACCAAACTCAATAATGTAATCACGTAACATGTCCAGGTATTCTTTCGACGACTGTACTGGTACCTCAATTTGAATTGTGTCAACACCACTACCGTCACCGTCTACATTAATTGCTTTATAGTATTTGAGGTTCTGCATAAACTCATCTAAGTTTTGGCCCTCATAACCTTTCAAAATATAAATCAATTCAGTAGATTCGTCGAAAGTGTTTTGCGTGTCACTTAATCGCTTATCCATTGCGTCAATTATTGTCTTGTACATAAACAAGTCACTAACTTCTTGTGGATTGTTTTTAAAAGGAATGAACGGCACTCGGTTCCAACTCATCTTTTTATCACCAACGTAGTAATGCGCTTGAATGTTGTCATCGCCGTGATAATAATCAGGAATCAATTGACCATGTTGCAATTCGTAAAAAGTAACTTCGGTATCTGTCCAATACTCAACACGTTCACCACCGTCAAGCTCATACAAACGAATAAAGGCTTTGAGTTCATCTCTTTCTTTGTTCGTCCAAATCGGTATCGCTTGTTCGGCTGGAACTCTAAACGTCTTAAATTCGCCTTGTTCGTCAATATAAGGTTGTAGCCACTCGACACCTTTGTTGCTTGCTGCAGTTAGTATATCGACGAGTTTATCGTCCCACTTGTGATTGAGTACCTCTTGTATCTTCTTAAGTGATTGCTCGTCATCAGTACCGAATGTAATAGGATTACCTACCGCATAAGCTACTTTTTGATCAACTAAATTTTGATGGTAATTCGTGTACATTCGCCAGTCTGGTTTTAGTGGGTCGTAGTTACCTTTAACATCTCTTTTGAATGGTAAATCTAATATGTCTGGGTGATGGTTGTAGTAACGTTCCCCCACAGTGATATTTTCGATATTTTCTTTGTGATTTTGAATCAAACGCAAAATCATTTCCTCTTGCGTTTCGTGCTTCGGTTTAATCATTTCTATCACACGTTCGTGATATGGTTTTTCGTTTGGCCAATAAATAGCAATCACCTACTTTAGTATTGAAATTTTATTTTGTCGCATATCACGTTCAAGTGCGTAGCGTGTGGCGTCAATACAATTGTGTATAATTAGACCACCATCAACAGAATAGTTGTGGTGGTCTTCTACTTCCATATTATAAACATTTTGTATGCTATGAAATCTTATCGATTTTATCTTTTCTCTCTTTGGCTCTTTGCCTGTTTGTACAACTTCTGGAACATGTTTTTGTCTTTCTATACTTATTGACTTTAAATTCTTTACCACAATATACACACTCCCTTATCTCATCATCTAAACCACTTTTTCTTCGCCACTTTGATTTACACTTATTAGAACAAAATCTGTTAACACCTATATCTTGTGTTTCAAATTCATTTCCGCACTCTTCGCATTTAAACTTTTTCATTTGATGTAGTTTCTCTTTGGTACTTTCGTAATGTTTTTTGTGCCATTTACGGCCTTCATCTGATTTATGCCATTTATTCGCTGCTGGCCGAGCATTTTCATCTAAGTTTCTTATGATTTCTTTTCTTTGTAATTTTGCTCGTTCTAATCCGTGTAATGTGACATGTTCACCATGCTTCATTAGTTGTAAGTTCGTAATATCATTATTACTCTTATCGTGATCTAAATGATGTATATGACAACCTTCTGGAATTGGTCCATTGTGATATTCCCAAACATATCGATGCAATCTCTTACGTTTAGTAGAATTCAGATAATATCCAGTTTTGTCATCTCTAGTAAATTTCAAACCATTAAAGTATACGTATTTCATAGCTTCATCTCCTTAATTCTATTATACCAAAAGAATAACGAGAAGTATCTACTTATATACTTATTATTTCATCGTCAGTATTGAGTTCTTTAACCATTTTCCAACCATTTGTGGTTAATATTAAATGGTCGCTTGTTGCTTTGATTTTACGTCCACTTTCTGTTTCGATTTCAAACACATTAGCATTTTCTCTAGTTAGTCTTACATCAAAGTAAGTTGATTCAGTAGCAATTTGTTTATCTTCGTTAAAACACTTTACTAATCCGGTAGTACCTACTAAATCTTTAATTGGTACTTGCCCATTTGATGTGTCAATTAATGTATCACCTGTTACACAGTGATTATCTTTATCTTCTAACTTCGGTTTAACATTACCGTCTTTGTCTGTTTCGTAATCAATGTTTTCAAATTCTCTTGCAATGTTCGGTGTTCGTTTAGGGTCTATCACAATAGCTTCCAAATCGTTCAACCAACGTTCGCCGTATTCAACGCTGTCAGGACCTTTCTTAACACCTTTCACACGTTTGATACCGTGCTCTTTTTTAAGTTCGTCAATAGACTTAGGTTCGGCGCTATCTGCATATATTTCTTCGCTTTGATAACCTTTATCTTGCAACCACTTACCGAGTTGCCTGTTGCTAATTTGGACACCGTAATATTCGTCAACAGCGTATATGATTTGTTTCTTTTTGTCATAATGCCATCGAACAAATGCTAACGGATCAGTAGCATAACCAAAATCAATAGCGTTACGTATGTTATCGAATGTACCGAACAAGTCATCGGGTATTGTTTCAACTCGCAAATTGTCGAATGGTACAACACCACTTCCGATTGCTTCACCCATGTACTCCCAACGATACCGCATCTCATTACGTTGTTCCGCTGCTTCTGCTTCTTGTATAAATTGTTTTGATATATACGGATTATCTAAGTATGTCGAATGATGTACAAACGTGTTATCTGGTTGAAATGAAGTCTCGTACTTTTTGTTAACCCACGATTGCTTACGCTTCGGCGGATTGTAACTATAAAAGAACTTATAAAAAAGACCATCGTCCAGCTCCCCACGTAAAAGTGAGTTGGTGATGGTCGTAACCTCGTCTTCTGTTTTAAATTCCGCTAACTCCTCAATCCACATAATTGAGAAAGGAAAACGACTATCTTTCAACGATTTTAATCGCTCTGGGTTTTGCGCACCTCTAAAGATAATACGATTGCCACGAGGAATATATGTTACTTCCATAGGTGACACCTTAACCTTGAATAAGTGTGACACTTTTTGTTGTTCAATAGCCCACTTAATTTGTTCAAATACTGATGTCGCCAATGTATTATCCGTTTTACGTACAACAACTGCATTCATCGGATATCGCATGATTAACTGTGTAATGATGATGGATATATCTGATGATTTACCACTACCACGACCACCTTTTGCGATAATATTAAGTGTATTGGTATCTTTAGTAGCTCGCCATAGATCATGAAAGTGCTGCGGTATCAACTCAGACAAATTAATCGATGTCGTCATTGAATGTCACCATGCCATTTATATTCATGTCCTGTACATCAGTAAATAACTTGTGATGCTTACCTAACAATTCAAGCGCCTTGTTTTGGTCGCTGATTTTTGGTGGCTTAGATACCAAACGGACTTCCTCATCATAAACAAGTTGCATTCTACCAGTGTCAGGATTTTCTTTATAGTCACCTGTTTTAGTAACGATAGCTTCAACCTCAATATGCTCACCACGTGCAGTTTTAGTTAGTCGATACAACACTTCTTTGCCAGTCATAATGTTTTCGTCAAAGAGTTGTTGCTCAACCCCCTTGATGTATTCTGAAACCTTAGCATTACTTAGCAACTTACTACCTGTAACATCAGCGCTACCTTTAGCATAGCCCGCCTTAATCGCCGACTTAGTAGCGTTACCATAACATTCCGTGCCAGGTATCGCATAAGCCTCCGCAAATGTCCTCTGCTTTTTATTCAATTCGTTCATCTCATGTATCACCTTCTTGTCGCTAATTGCTTAATAGTATTTAAAAAGACACCACACAACCGTGCAGCGCCTAATGATTTTGTTTTGATTGTTTTATTTGAGTTGTACACTCATATCAGCACACTTCACACATGCTCATATCAATATACAAAAGACGCCTCAAGGGCGCCTTCACGTTCGATTAATATCAATAAAGGAGACTAAGCATCAAAACCAAAAGGAATAATCGTTGTACATTTCTGTACAATCAAATTATACAAAATGTCTATCGTAATTCAAAATAGTGTCATTTCTGTCATTTTTGTCATTTCTGTCATTTTCGTCACTGTAATAAATATATTTTTTCTGCCAATTCATCACGTTTAGTCAAAAAGTTATTGCGATTTATTTTTGAATTAGGCATTTTGCTAATAACCGACTCCCTGTTGTAACCTTTTTTTAGTAATTCAAGGAAGCAAAAATCAACAGTACCTAACTTTTGTTGTGACCTATTAATAAATTCAATTTCTTCCAACATCTGCGTATATCTCTTATTTGACTTTTCTAACTTTATAACAACATCTTCCACTTTGCTGCCATTCTCTCCTTGTGGTTTGGGTAACGTAGATTGTATACCGTATTGTGCTATTGAATTACTATCATATTCCGGCATAGCATCAGCAAGTACATTACACTTAATTTTATGTGTACCAATCATATTAAGTATTGCTTCTTTACTGTACATTACTTATCCCCCTCACGACCGAATAACTCTTTTCTTAAAATGTCTATCTCATAATCTTTTAACTTTAACTCACCTTGCAACTTCCCGTTTTCAATCATGCTGCCTACAAGCAAAAGCGATACGAATATTAGTATGATAACTAACCACATTACTTGTTCACCTCTGCACACTTTTTGAATTTTTCTAACGCTTCTTCGCTGTCATCAACTAGAACGTTTTCAATGACAGATGTTTGTAGAAAGTTTTTATGTCCATTAGAATCAATGACTTTGATGAATTTTTTATTATTCAAATCATTCAATACAATATGTTCAAACCCCGTGCTATAAAACGCATAATATGTTTTGTTATTTACTGTTTTTATAGTTAAAAACATTACTCACTCACCTCCGCACGCATATTATTTAAATGCATATGATCGTATTCATTAAATGTGTCTATGTCGTCGTTAGCAGTATGTTTGAAATAGTACTGATAAGCAATGTATAGAATCGCTATCGTTATGATGATTAAATTAAGTGTACGTTTAATCATTTGTATCAGCCCTTTCTATCTTTAGTGAAATCTACTACATATGTGTTGATGCCTTTGATTCTTGTATTCGGCTCAACAATTTTTACTTTGTACGTGTCGCTATATTTATTAATGATCGTCTTCAATTCATCATCTGTCGTATTTTTGTTTGGTGAAACATACATAGTTGAATGCATAGAATCTATAAACAAATGTATTGTTTTTCGTGATAATAATTTTCTTTTAACTTCTCTAATAATAAAAAACAGCATATAGATTGTAATCGGCAGATACATTGATGCTATTAAAACTAAATTCATTATTTCCGTTCCTCCTCATGTTTACTCAACGCCTCTTCTTTACTTCTTGCTTCCACAACCTCAAACGTTTGATTGTCCCGTGATTTAATCACTTCTGTGAACGTTTGACCTGTTGGGTCTGTGAATGTAGTGATTAAATACTGTGTCACTTCCTTAACACCTCTTTCACTTTAGTTAGTATGTCTTTAGAATCCACTACTTCCGAACCCTTTTGTTCCTCTTGCTGTTTCACTGTCAAACTCCTCCACTTGCTCTAACTCTGGTGTAATGATAGGCACAATAACTAACTGTGCGAGTTTATCGCCTTTGTTGATTTGATAAGTACCAATCATAACTTCTTCTTTGTAATCTGAATCCACTTGAATAGTTTCGCCTGCAATATCTAAAGCCAAAGGGCTAAAACTGTATGAATCATAACTTGCTAGTGCCTCATTATCATTTTTAATGTTAATCTTCATATTTCCATGAAACCCTGCATCAATTTTGCCTGTCTCGATAACAAGATGCGTCTTACTACTCACGCCACTTCTTGACGTTAATAGACCCACATATCCTTTAGGAATGTTTACAGCAATATCAGTACTGATTAATGCTTTTTCTTGTGGTTCTAATACCACTGTTTCTGCTGCATAAATGTCGAACCCTGCGTCAGTTGAGTGGTTACATGTAGGTAATGTTGCGTTATCTGATAATAATTTGATTTGTAATGTATTAATCATTCTTTGCGTCCTCCAATATTTTATTCAATTCATTCTGTAACTTATCGTAGTAAGGATTGTCCGACCACGCCTTTTTATACGCTAGGTGTGTGTTAAACAACTCGACCACCTCATCTAACTTACGCTGTAACTTGTCACGTTCTTTACGTATGCCCGTAATGTCGTTGATGAGTGTGTCGCGTTCTTTTTCGAGTTGAATTATTCTCTCGCCCAAATTTACTAACGTATTCATTCCACCATCTCCCTGTCTTTCCAAAAAAGAGGCGGTAACGTCATTTCTTTTTCAGTTTTAATCTTCATCATCGTTCCTCCCCAAAGATTTCTCTCCAGTTGCATACAGAAGCAATGTGGTACATTACATCTTGTAAATTATCCAATATTTCACCATCTTCATCGATATAACTTTCGAATTCCAGATACTCTGTTGAATTGCTCCCCTCAAAAGTAGCGCCAAAACCATTTTTAATACATTGAAATTTAAAATCATACCCCGCATATTTCACATGGAATTCTAGTTCCTCGTTCTCATTTTTATAAATTTTAATCATCATCGTTCCTCCTCTAAAATTTTAATCACATCATTGACGGTTAAATATCCTTGCACTACATCAACTTTTCCTTCTGTTATATCTGCCATCTCATACAAGCCTTGTTCACACTCATTACCGTGTGAAAATTTATGTCGAACCACACTTAGCTTTCTGCCTGTTCCTGTGCTGAAAATGTATTGAATACCTCCGAACACTTCTTTGTATTCGATATATTCATCACGTTCTAAAAACGCTACTTCTAGTTTCATTCGGCATCACTCCAATCCTCTTTAATAAATTCTGATAGATCCATCTAATTCAACGCCCACTTTATGCAAAACATCACGATACTTCTCAACAAATTTATATCTGTCTTGATGAAGTTTACTGCTCCATTCAGACATATCGTCTAATTTCTTCAAATCCGCCTTGTATCCTTCAATTTCTCTGTTGTAATGTTCTACATCTCCTAACGACTTCCAATAGCGTGACGTCCCGCATTCAGCGTTTAAGCTAGTACCTAATGCTTTACTTCTTTTGTTATGAGTCGTTTTGATGTTTTTTAGTATCTCTTTCAGGATCACGTGTGAATATCGTTTAATCATGCTTTCACCTTTTTCAAATGATTTTTATATCGTGTTGCATAATCAATAATCTTGTTAAGTTCCTTAACTTCGTCATCTTTATAACCTAAGCGGTCAACGTATTTACTTATTTGCGATTTGAATGCTCCTCTTAATTCTTCAGGTGAGTAACGTTCACACCAATAATCAATTTCAGAATTGCCATAGTGCGCAGGTCTGTCATGTGTTGCGATTTTTGTACTGCTCGGTATCGGGTACCACTCGTCGTCATCTGAAATAAACACTCCGAGACCTTTATCCAATAAAACTCTTGCGCTTCCATCAGCAAACTTAAATCTTACTTCCCCAGTCTGACCAATAGGCTCTTCTTCCCATCGTTCGTTAGCTCTATATCTATGGACACCAGTTATTACTTGAACTCTATCTCCAATCTCCAAATCTTTAACTTTCATATCGTTTTCTCCTCATGTATGGTTTAGTATTCACAATCTCGTCAATACTCCAGTAATTTTTATATCTGCTCAGCGCGATGCTAGGTGTGATGCCTTTGTGTATCATCTTTGCTTTTTGCGACCTTGTTAGCCCTATAAAGTCAATATCTTTCCACTCAACATCATTCATGACCACAACGCCCTGCTTTGTAAATAAAGGTAGTATTCACTCGGCTTAACTGATTGTGGATACTTTACTAAATGACTGCGGTCAACTCGACTCGCCTTATAAGCTTTATATGCTTGCTCGGCTCTCCAATGTTCGTAAGATTCCATCGTCGATTCTGTATGTTTAGGAGCCTTTTTACTATAAATGCGATTCACGATTAGCCCTCCTAAAAATCCAGTAATTCAGTTAAATCCAATTGACCTAGTTCCTCGAAACTCAATAAATTGAATGTACTTTTGAATTCATCAATATCGTCAGTAATTCTATTAATATGCGCTAGTTGCGTATCATCTAGTCCTTTGATGTGATATTGGCCATCGACGTTTCTGCTCACGACTACCACTGGCTCTTTGTTACTGTTGTACAAGTTATACATCTTGTTCATCGTCGTTTAGCTCCTCAATAATAAGTACCGTCCGTGCTGTTTCACTCCATTTTTTGAATGTTCTGATTTCAACAATTTGATTATCATCATTCCATAGCTTGCCATTGCCAGCATCAAGCACTGTCTTTAACAAGTTATCTAAATCAGGTTTTGTGTTTTTATATCTTGTTAACATTGCGGTTAACTTTTTCTTTGACCAACTTTTTAAAGATGGAAAGTAAAACTCAACTGTCAACTTAATATCCTTTTCTCTTTGTAAATTTGGCATTTGATCAGCAATGAAATTTTTGTGTTTTGTATAATGCGTAGGCATATAGGTCTGCACAAACTGTTTCACTCTTCTAAAACGGGGTCTAGGTGACCCCATAGGTTTATCAAAGTGTTTTTCATCTTTGTAAAAGATTTCTATTCTTGTTTCCGTCACTTAATCCACCTCTAATATCGTCATATCCTGCCGTGTATTGCGTTCAATTCTTTTTTGGATAAATAGGTCATATAACTTTTTATCGTCGCCCTGTGCCCACTCAATCATTTTCTGAGCGTACACATCTGAACACTCAAGATTTTCTTTCAAAAATTCTTTTGTGATTGTCGTAATTACCATGCGTCACGCTCCCTGTAATCGTCGCCGATAACATTAACTTTTCGACTACCTTTTTTCATTCTGGAATTGATTCTGTGCCAATGCATATCTTGATTAAGTTCTGAATCTTTAAAGTTAGTTGTAAAGATGTTGTTTTTATCTTGCCGATTATTAATAATGTCATACAACATAGATAAATCGTGGTCGCTATTGCTAACTCCTATATCATCTAAAACCAACAAATCTAAATTAACGAGCTGCTTCTTTAAATCTTCAAAAGTTTCAGATGATTTTTTGTTATATGTCGCTTTGATTCTAACCATCAAGTCAGGTATCTGCATAAAAGCGACTGTATACCCTTTATTTTTAATCGCTTTAGCTATTGCGTAAGCTAAGTGCGATTTACCAGTACCATAACTACCTCTAAAAAGTATTGATTTCATTTCACCTTTTTTATTCGAAAAGTTAGTAACGTAATCAATAGCTGTTTGCTTAGCGTATTTTTGTGAATCGTTGTTAACTTCATAATTATTAACAGTTGCTTTTTTAATAGATGGATTAACAGTCGATTGATTAAATATATCGTCTATTCTTTGTTGCTTACGTTTAAAAGTTGCTTCTTTCCCCATTTCTATTAGTTCACAGTCACAACCATCTTTATACTCATAACCGTTATCAAATTTATACCAGTCATAATCCCTACCGCATTTATCACAATGTAATCCTGTTTTCTTCTCTACGATTTCGTTTTTAAATTGTATTCTCTCAGCTATTTTTTCAAAAGGATTCATTTTTACTCCTCCCAATAGCTCATGTCATACTTCATGCGTTCTAATTGATCCACACCACTTAATTTAGGCGTCTGATTAAGGTAACCCTCAAATTTTGTACCGAATAGCGTTTCAGGGCGCAGGTACTTTTCCATTTCTGTGCCTTTCCATTCCGATGCTTTGTTATCAATTACCTGCTTAAAGTCATCTAGTGTAAATCCTTCATCTGTTCTAGCTCGTATGACTGTTTGATTCTTTTTAGTAGTTGGTTTGTATTGCTTATCTGTCTGTTTGTTAAGGTAGTCAATTACGTCACGGTAAGGATATGAGGTCGGGTCTCCCGACAATATATCTATTCTATTTATATTATTAATACTTGTATTATTATTACTTGTATTATTCTCTTTAACATTTGTGATAATAGGGGTATTAACAGAATTGTTAATAGGGGTATTATCATTTGTGTTAATAGGTCTTATCATTTCTGTTAAGGGGTACATCTTTCTTTGTTTGATTTCATTTCCTTCTCTAATGATTTCAACTTGTAAATATCCACATTCTTTTAAATTAGCTATACGGCGTGACACTGTAACTTTCGTAACTTCATACAGTTTGGCAAAGTAGCCATTACTCGCTGTGCAGTATCCATATTTGTTACTTAATGATGTGATTTCTGCAAACAATAACTTTTCACTGTCCGTAAGACGGTTGTCATATCTTACGTTTGCTGTAATTATCGAATAGTAACTTGGTTGATCAGTCATTTGTATTCTCCTTTCTGGTATAATTTTTTCTGAATGCTTTTGCATCAGATTGGAGGTGATGTTATGAACAAAGAAGAATTCTATAAATACTTCGATGAACGTTACACTGAAATATCTAGAGAAACTTTAGATAAGTACGCTTCAGATATTTCCAACTCAATTGAAGAGAATCATGAAAATTACACTGAGAATGAAAAACAGATTTTATTTTCATTACTCCATCATGAAGTGACAAACCGAGAAGTCCTTAAAGAGTTTTTAGGAAGTCAATTTGATTTTTCCTAATCTCGCGAAGGGTATTGATTTTTTGTGGAGTATCAATACCTTTTTTTATTTCCGAGAGTTTTACTATAACTTTTTTATAATTTCTAGCATTCCTAATCTCCTCCGCCAAGACGACGATTAGGAGTGCTATTTTTATAACTTGTAATATTTTCAATTCGTTTTCTCTCCTTTCAGCATTCTGTTAAGTCGCTCATCCACATCGACCCAACTGTCGTGTAGATGGTATTTGTCGTTAAAACTATCCATACCTATGTTGTGCTGTTCTGTATGATGCCTACGGCATAGCGCAAGCACCTTGTTATCCGTATGGTCTATTTTGCGTCTATTACGTCCTCTACCTACTGCGTGATAATGTGCGAGCTCAGCGTGAGGTTTTTGGCATATCACACAATTGCGGTTTACCGTCGACCAGTACAAGAATGATTTGTCTTGCTTGAGTAGGTCACTTGTTTTGTAGTTGAGCGGTATGTCGTTGTGGAACACCCAATCGAGAATCACTTCGATGATTTGAATTGCTTGCGTCCTGCTGCAATTGCTAAGTGATAGCCTGTCGTATCCCTCGACAAACGCCACATAGTCCATAAACATGTAGCGCATATACTCACGCGGTTGACCTGTATGTTCTTCTATGTCGTTACATAAAGCGAATATCTTGCGGCGTTGTTTATTGGTTATTGCGTATGGATCAACAGGCTTGACCTCGACTTCTACATCAAGCCCGTTATCCAACACAAGTAAATCTTTATTAGATAGTTCTACATTGCGAATAACGACACTGTATAACCCGTTATCTTGTTTTTGGTGCTTATCTATCCATTGCATGTTATCGCCTCGCTAAGTGGCTTAAAATGGCAAATCTGAAAGGTCGTCATCGGTATTGGTAAAAGGATTATCTTGCGCAGGTGCTTGACCTCTTTGTTGTTGTGGTTGATTGTTAGACTGATTATTATTTTTAGGCTCCAAAAACTGCACACTGTCACACACAACTTCCGTAACAAACACTCTATTGCCTTCTTTATTTTCGTAACTGCGTGATTGTAAGCGACCATCAACGCCAGCTAGATTTCCTTTATTTAGATAGTTGTTCACATTTTCTGCTTGCTTACGAAAAACAATACAGTTTATAAAGTCTACCTGCTGTTCCCCGTTTTTACTTTTGAAGTTGCGGTTAACTGCTAATGTAAATGTTGCTACGCTTACTCCTGAGGGCGTCGTTCTGAATTCGGGGTCTTTTGTTAATCGACCTACTAATACGACTCTATTAATCATTATTATTTCCTCCAGTAATATTTTTGGCATTGTTTCGTATTTTATTAAGAGCATCTGCTGCTTGTTTTTCTGTTAACTTATAGTTGTTTATGTTGAATTTTTGTTCTACTACATTTTGTGGTGCTTCTTTATCGGTGCCTTTAATCAAATTTGTAAAAGCTATAACTTCTTTCTTTAAAGTTCCTATCGTTTCGCTACTAGCCCATTGCGTTCTATTCTGTTGCTTGGGACTGTTATTCTTTCCACTTGCTGCATTACCATCATCATCTTGATCGCTTGTGATTCCGAATATTGCTGATAATGAATAGCGTTTAAGGTAACTTATTAATGAACCGGCACCTTGTGGCGTGTTCTTTTCTGCGTTCATAAATACTGGGTCATATTCGATGTATTCTCCACTTTCGTGCATGAGCATTGTAGCTACTCCAACACGTCCGTCTTTATCATTTAATGCCCATTGGGTATAAGAGAGTCCATGAGGTGTTGCCGCCTCGTCAATGGCTTCTACAACGTTTTCGAGAGGCACATATTTTGATTTAAAGAATGGATTATTTTTATCTTTGAGCGGTTGTTTAACTTCTTTGCGGAAAGCCACCATTGCTTTGTTGATTTCTACGACTGATTCTGATTTATTCATCACTTACTCTCCTGCCTTTACCGTGTATGACGTTGGTTTACGCACCATCTTAACGCCTTCTAACACTTCGCCGTTCATGTCGATTAAAGTACCATCGTCAGTAATATTAAAATTCTTTTTGATGTCAGCTTGATTGAGTTTTTTAGTTACTTTTACAAAATCCACAAATCCTTTTTGTTCAAGTTGATCAATGACATCTTGTTCGTTCACGCCACCTTGCATTTCCAACACTTTAGCACCTACGCGTGATGTGACTTTTCCGTACGGCGTACTAAGTTTAAATTCGTCGTTTTTCTCTTTTTCGCGCTTGTAATAATCTGTGACAAGATATTCAAAGTATTCTTTGTCATTCTCGATACTTTTCAACTCTTGCGATTGCCATTGCTTAATGCGATCTAACTCTTTTTCTGCAACCCCATTGATTTCGGTTTCTTTTGCTTTCAACGCTTCAAGTTTTTTAAAAGCCCAATTTGCTGTTTCCAAACTATTAACTTGAAAACTTTCGCTTCGTTCGAGGTTTTCGAGTTCTATTTTTTGCAGTTGATTAGTCATTTAAAACACCCCCTCTTGCAATAACTTCTTTAGCTTTGTTAACTAGACTTTCGATTCTTTCATCACTTTGCCAGTCATAAATAAAAAGCGTTTTATTGTTGTAAGGGTATCTTTCATCGAAATGAGTGAAATGGACAGAAAAACTACCAGCACTCGATTGCCAAAATTGAACGAAGCCGTGCACTTCTGAAAGTGCAAGATAAAGATTCAATTTATTTGCAATACTTAACATTTTTTCTTTTTCCATGTTTATTCCTCCTAGTTTTTGATAAAATGAGCCATAACTTTGTCTAGCTCATCTGTTTGGTACTCGATAAAATCGTAAATAGCTGCGTTAATAACTTCTTGTGCGATGTCTACATCTGAGACATCGTATACTTTCGTTTCTGCGATGACTCTGTATGTCATGTCAGTGATTTCAATCAAGATGTAATCATCTTGTCTTGTGACATGCTTACGGAATTTGAAGCCTTCTACTTCAATAATTCCTGTATATTCTTCGCCTTTCGGGAAATACATTGTTAATTCCTCCTAATCTGTTATAATTAGGTTGAAATTTATTCCAAATTTTTCAACCTCGACTGTTTGCTAGTTGCAGCTAGCACTCAGTCTTTTTTAATACTTCGTAAATCGCTTTTGTGCCGTTGTACGTCACAGCTTCTGCTAAAATTACGATGAATAACAGTGTGGTGAAGTACACGCTTGCAAAAGCGAGTATTGTCGTTAGTACGATTGTGACTGCTACGGTCATAAATATTGCTAGTGTGCGCTTCAATCTAATCACCCCCTTTACAAATCAGTTTCTCTAATTAAAATGTTTTCTTTAATAAACTTGAGCGCTGGTTCAATCTCGATATAGCGCTTACCGCCTTTTCCGAATCTGAACATACACGTCTTTCTGAACTCTGCATTTGCACAAACTTCACGTTCAAAGTGCCATTCAGAAATACCGCTGATTTTGATGAATTCTTGCGCATCTGCAAATCCGATGAATTCCATGTTAGCCACCCTTTTTTATTTTTGTTTTCAATTTAAATTTGTTGATTTCTTTAATAGTATTTTCAGTTTGTTTAACTAAACTTTCGTATTCGCTAACTTTCTTCTTTAGTTCGATTCGTTTGTTTTCTGTTTTGCTTACAAAACTTTTTAATTTATTCAGTAATAGTTTGAGTTCTTCTAAGTTTGTTTCTAGTGTCATTTGGACTCGTTCTTTCTTTCTACGTTTAAACATTGTTTCTCCTCCTTAATTTGTTTGTTCGATTGTTGTTTCTTGTAATGATTGCATATTTTTACACTCCTTTAAGTTGTATACTGGTATATCTCTATTCAATTTAAGTTCCCCTCTATCAGCTATTTCTCAAAATCTACCTGCACCAAGTATGAAAATGTTTGTGACTGTTTGTCTGAACTGCGGGAAAACCGAAATGTTCAATTTAGCTATTGCCAACATCTCTCACTAATAAATGATTCAGTTGCAATAGTTACTTTGTTCTTTCTGATAGCATTCCTAATCTCCTCCGCCAAGATGACGATTAGGAGTGCTATTTTTGTGTATTTGAGTAGTTGCATTTTTTCTCCTCCTTAATTTGGTTGTTCGATTGTGGGTAGAATGTCGTTGTCTTTAAGTAAGTCGTAAATAAACAGTCTGCCTTTTTGCGTCCACTTAGTGTTCATACGAACCGATGTGCTACCGTCTTTATGTTCAATCTCCGTTGTAGAAGAATGTGTGTAACCTTTGTCGTGTAGATTTGAATAAAGTAACCATTGTCCTGATTGTTTGTACTGGACTTTTAAGTCGTGTAATAACTTGTTAAGCGCTTGAGCCGACATACCATAATCTTTTGCGATTTGTCCGACTGTTACTAAACTCTTGTTATTTAAAATAGTGTCTAAATAAGATGCTTTCGGTTCGTATTCAGCAATCTTTTGTTTTTGCATGTTGTTTTCAAGTTGTAATGCCTGTTTTTCTTTCTGTTCCTCTATCCAAAGTTCAGCACGTTTGACTGGGTCTTCTATCATGTAACTTGCGATAGGTTGCGTTAGTTGACGTTCCATTTCTTCAAACTTATCAATATATGCTTCTTTAAAATCGTTATGACCTTGTATATTAAACATGTATAAATTGAAACCTTTTTTAGTTAATAAATATTCTTTGTAACTTCTGTTTTGTTTGCCACCTACTCTGTAAGTGCTAGCAATAATGTGAGAAGTCAAATGTGGCTTTTCAGAAATAATGCTCTCTAAACTCTTAATCACTTTTCCATGTTCTTTACCTAACTCTTGAGCAATCACTCGACTAGAAACGACTACTCCTAATTCTGAATTGTTTTCAATTTGTATTTTTTGTAATTCTTGCATATTGTTTATGCTCCTTTCGTGTATAATGTTGTTATCAACCTAAGGAGGTGATAAGTATGAATAAAGATGAAATTCTAGAAATCTTAGAGAAACATGATGTCGATAATGAAAATTTAGCTAGCGCATTAGCTGAAATTTTTCAACATTTACCGCATTCATCGGATTTTAAAGATGAAATGACTAACAATGTTTTAGACAAAATGGCTCGAGATTCAATGTTTTAATTTTCAAGGGCGTTTTTTAGCGCTCTATTTTTTGGTTCAATGCATGTTTGAGAATGCGGTTTTTAATATACTCAAATTTCTTAGATGAGTTTTGAATGGTTTTGTCTTCAATTAGTTTGTTTATAACCTCGCCATAATTCTTACTTTCATTCGCTATTGCTTGTATTTTCCTATCCACTAATTGATCCAATTCTTTAGATAAATTACCAAAGTGAGCTTTTTTCATTTAGCTTCCTCCTTTAAGTTGTTTTTTCTCCTAAAAACTTATTAACAAAGTACTGCTGTCCTTTTCCGGTAACTTTTGGTGTCTTGCTAATCGATGTGTGACCGTCTGAATGACTGATTGTGGTTTCTTTGATTTCAAACAATTCTCGTTCCATCGAATATTGAGTTGGCATGTTATAATCAACGCCTTTACGTTTAATGAGGAACCCATTTTGACGTAACCATTCGAATAATCTGCGTTGACCAATATCGACACCATTTTGTTTAATAATCTTTGCTAACTCACCAACTAGAATCGATGTTTTAGTTGTGGCTACCGCATCAGCAAATACGATTTTTGGTTTATCTCTTTCAATTTGAGTTTCTAGTTGTAGTATTGTGTTATTCGCTATTTTCAAAGCGCGTTGCATAACCATTTCTGGACTGTTCCATGCTTTCTCAATTTGGATAAAATATTGTCTTGCACGTTTACCTGGTTCACTTCGTTGAATCATTGCGATTTCTTTTGCAGTGTCTAGTGTGAGTGCGTGGTCAACATAATGAGTCATGTTGCCTTGAGCTGTTGCTCTTTTTTGAGCGATAGCTGTATAGTCCGTATTTTCTTCAAAACCATATTTCAGCATTCTAGGGAACCAATCTTTGTACGCTGTCTTAACCTCCAATGCTTGATGAAGTTCTCGACCACTAATTGCAATTTCTCCATTTTCTTTTTCTTGAATATTGAACATTTCTCCGATGTTGGGCTTAGTTTGTAATTCCTGCATCATTTGCCCTCCTTTTAAGCTTTTTGTTTGCGATTCGTGTACTTTGTAGGTAAAAAAATATCTCCAATGTTTTCATTGAAAAAGTCAGCAATAATAAACATTTCATCATTTTTAAACTGATGTTTTCCTATTTCTTTTAAACGATATCCTTCAGTAGATATATTCAGGAGATTAGCTAAGTCTTCTTGAGTACACTTTCTTTCTTTTCTAAGCCTTATTAAATTCCATTGCATGTTGTCACCTCCTGTTTACAAAATTAACTATACACGATTCGTGTACATACGTCAATACAAAAGTTTGCATTTCGTGTATTTTTTGTTGAATACCAAAAATAATTGGGATATAATATAGGTACATTTAGAGGAGGTAAGGAAATGGATAAAAAAGAATTAGCAAAATTTATAGGTAATAAAATCAGATACTATAGAACTAAAATGAATTTAACTCAAGACCAATTAGGAGAAAAACTTAATACTAAAAAAGCTACTATTTCAAACTATGAAACTGGCTATAGAACTCCTAAACAAGATGATTTATTTGAAATCGCGCATATATTAAATATTAGTATCGACGACTTATTCCCTAAGAGACATAATAAAAAGAGCGACATCACTTCCATCTACGACAAACTAACACCTCCTCGTCAAAAACGTGTACTAGACTTTGCTACTGAACAACTAGACGAACAAAATAACAAAGTTTTACATATCAACTCAAACAATATCGTTTCAGAAGAGGTCGCTGTATACGGATATGCTTCAGCTGGTACTGGAGAAACGTTAATAGATGGTGTCGAGTTTACAACACAATACAATGGGCACATACCTAATCATGACTTTGCACTGCAAGTCAATGGTGATTCAATGGAACCTATGTTTGAAGATAAAGAGATTATCTTTATAGACAAAACTAAACAAATCAACAGTGGACAAATCGGCATTTTTGTCATTGATGGTGAGGCTTATTTGAAAAAGGTGTTCATTAGCGATAAGGGTATACGCTTAGTTTCGTTGAACTCGAAATATCCTGATTTACATTTTGATAGTAGTCACGATATTAAAGTAGCGGGAAAAGTTATATTGTAGGAGGAATACACATGACTGAAGTGCAACGTTTAGAAGATGATGGAACTGAGTTGGTTCCTATCTACACATTAGAACAATTAGTATATAGAGTTAAAAACAATCTACCTATTACTAAAAAAGAAATAGATGAATACAATATCGAGCGTCCTTGTGACGCTTTATATAAAAACAATTTTTAAGGAGCGTAAAACATGAAGAGATTAATGTTTTTATTGTATGCTAGTTTGTTAGTTTTAAGTGCATGTGGAAACGACAAAAAAGAAAATGAAACAAAACAAGAAACTAAGGTGAATGAGGACAAACCTCAATTTACAAACGACACTTTAGTTATCGATGACGCGGTATTGAAAATCAAAGATACTTTTATCGTCAATGATAAAGACAGTGGTAAAAAGTCCGTTGTTTTTAAATATGAAGTTAAAAGCAAATCAGGTAGAGAAAACGTAGCGCCAAACACTATATTTATAGCTGGATTTACTGTCCTTCAAGATACTGAGAACTCACTAGCAAAGTTGGAAACAGGTACAACACCTACGACAGGGGAATTTGAAGAATGGTCACAACATGCTCATGATATGGTTAAAAAAGGCAAGACTGCTAAAGGTATTTTGGGCTATGAACTTGAAAACGACAATAATATAACTTTAAAAGCAACTAAAGGTATCGGTGGCAAAAAATTAGGAGAAAAAGAAATCGACTTATCTAAGTTGAAAACTGTCGACTACTCAGCCGTGAATGATATTGTTGATGAATTCAATGACTCGAACAGCCAAAACACATCATCAAACAATATTAACAACCAAGAAAACACTCAGGATCAAGTCGTTTATAAAAATAACGACACATCGACTGGAGCTGTCGATAATCAAAAAGCAACGCAACCAAAAACCGAAGAGTTACCGCAAAACGGTGTAGGTGGTCACCCATCAATTTATGACAAAAATATACCAAAACCATCAGAAAATAACGTAAAAACTGATGAGAATGGTGACGAATACTACGATGCAACAAGCGAATAAAATTAGGTTAGCACGCTAGCCTTTTTATTGGATTGGAGGTTGAGGGATGGAAAGAGAAGAATTATTGCGTATTTCAAACAAAAATTTTAAATATGTTCAAGATAGCCAACTAAAAAATATATGTATATGGACTCTTGGTGCTTTGAATATTCAAAGTTCTTAAGAAATGAAGTGAATAACACAAAAAGTCATCAAAGAAGAAAATATAAAACCTATAAACGAGGTGCAATCGTTTATGCTAAATTAGGTATTAACATAGGCAATGAGTTTTCTGGTAATCATTTTTGTGTTGTTTTAGATAAAAAAGATAACCGTTTTAATTCTACGCTAACTGTAATTCCTCTGACTTCAAAAAATAATAAGTTTAATATTTTAGTAGAAGAAGACTTAATACAAATATTTAGTAAGTACATTAATAATCAATATCAAACCTTAGCTAATAACCTTTTGTCACTCGCAGAAGAATATTTAAGCGTTGAATCTTTAAAAGATGCTTCAGTAAAGGAGTCCATTAGAGAACACGAACTTACATTTCAAAAGATGCAAGAATTAGAAAGGAGATATGAGAGATATAGCGATAAAAGGACTTTTGCTAATATAAATCAAATTACTAACATAAGCAAAGATAGAATTAATGTACTTAATGAATATGACCCTATTGGTCAATTGCATTATAGTGAATATACATTAAATCAAATAGACAGAGCAATAGTGAAACAATTCACTAACATTAAACTTGAATAGTTACTGATTTCCTGTTAATATAATAATAGATTAATCCTTGAAAAAGAGGACTTTACATTATATCAACCCTTGAAAGAGAGGGCTCACAGGAAGTGCACTTGTACTTCCTGTTTTTTTATGCAATTTACGGGTACCCCCACGTACCCTTATTATTTTTTACTATTTTTGAGGAGGAATGGTGAAATGGCATCATTTACAGTAACAAAACGGAAAAATAAAACATCATCATCATGGCAATATGATGTTAAACACCCCTCTTTTAAGTCGGGTAAGAAACGCAAATCAGGCTTTAAAACTAAAGCTGAGGCGGTTAATGCAGCGCAGCAACTCATACGTGATTTAGAAGATGGTAATGCGATTGACGATAAGACATTCAAAGAGTATTACAATGATTGGGTTGAAATAAAAAACAAGAAAAATTTATCTAAACGTCAATTTTATTGGTATGAACGTTCTATTAAGCTGTTTGAAGAATATTTCGGTACAGGTATATTGATTAAAAATATCACACGTACAGAATACCAAAAATTTTTAAATGGTTATGGTGAGGGACATACGGATGAGACTGTGCGTAAAGTGCATGGTTGCTTATCTCGTTGTTTACGAGATGCGCTATATGATGGCTATTTGAAGAAAGACCCTACCTATAATGTGGAAGTCAAAGGAACGAAAAAATCAAAAGAAGAAGCTACAAAATTTATGACAATAAAACAATACGAACAGTTGATTGAGTATTTTAAAACACGTAATGAAGAAAGTTATATTTTTCTTTTCATTTTAGCAATTACAGGAGCAAGATTTAGTGATGCAATTAATATGGTAGATATAGATTTAAACGAAAAGGATGGCATTATACATTTACGAGGTACTAAATCGGTTAATGCTGATCGTTTTGTAGAAGTTTCGCAAAAAGATATAAAACTCATTAAGTCTAAGCTATCAAACCTACCGAAACGTGTTGATGGTAAGCTGTTTAAATTAAGTCATACGGCTGTGTCTAAATCATTCAATCACGCTAAAAAAGAAACTGGATTAAAAGATGACACTATAACTCCTTACGCATTACGGCATACCCACACATCTTACCTACTTTCAAAAGGAATACCAATTGAATATATCAGCAAACGCTTAGGTCATTATAAAATATCTGTTACACTTGATATTTATTCCCATCTGCTCGACGAACATAAAAAAGAGCAAGGTCAACGTGTCAGAGAAATATTTTCTTGA